GCATCACGCCGCGCGCATAGCTGCGCGTCACACGGGAGAGCAGCTCGGAGCGCTCCCACGCAGTCCGGATCCGGCCTTCGAGGATCGTCGGGACCGGCACCTGGCCGCCGGTGGCCAGCGTGGTCAGCAGCGCGCGGCACTCGGTCGCGTCTTCGGTTTTGATATAGTTCGCGTAGGCGTCGATGTAGGCCTTGCTGGATCGGATCTCTGCCTCGGTCTTCGGGGCGGCGGCGCGCAGCTCCTTGGTCTCGATCTTCTTGCCGGCGCCCTGGCCGACCATGCTGCGCAGCTCGGCGCGCTTGGCCTCGGCCGCCTTGCGGGCCTCCAGCTCGGCGTTGATGCCGCGGACCTCTGCCTCCAGGGCGTCGAGATCTGCGCCCTCGGCGTCGAGCTCGGTCGCGATCGCGCTGCGGCGCTCGAGCAGCGCTTCGGTGGTCATATCTTTCAGATTCATGCTTTTAAACCTCCGTTAAAATCTTGATTTTCCTCTTGCGGGCCTCGATCTTCGCCTTCTTGGCCTTGGCGCTCTCCAGCGCGGCCGCCGCGCTCTCCAGCGCGTTGGCCATGCCGCGGGCATGGATCGATGTGTCCGCATAAGCGGGCCAGGTAACGATAGAAACCTCGAAGACGCGGCTGATCCCGGTGATGTGCCGCGTCGGATGCTCGCTGTCGAGCTCCGTCCACTCCTCGGAATCGACCGAGAAAGCGAAGCTCATGCCGTCGACGTCGCCGCGGTCGATCGCGGAATCCGCGGCCGCCGCGCTCGGATTGTTCTTTGTGTCCAGGCGTGCCCGGATCCCGAGGCCTTCAGCGTCAGGGATCAGCTGCATCGTGCTTCTCGGCGTGTTCCTTCTGGATCGCGCAAGCGGCAGCGCGTCGGTGTCGTGGTTCTGAAGCAGCGGCACGTCGCGCAGGTCGGTCTTGTCCAGCGCGCCCGGCTCGATCACCTCATCGAAGTAGCCGAGATCGGTCCGCTTTCCGTAGACGATCGCGCGACCCTCGATCGTGCGCTCTCCGTTTTCGTTTTCTTCCGCCCGGATCTCAAAGGGCAGCGAGCGGATCTCACGTTTTTCACTGCTCGGCATTTCCTTCGCCTCCATCCTCGCCGGCATTGTCGCCGACGTTGTAGTATTCGCCGCGGATCGGCAGCTGCGAGCCGATCGGCTCCGGCAGCGGCGGGAGCTGCCAGATCTCCCGGATTTCGTTTCGGGTCATCAGGCCGCGGTCGGCCATCTGGGCCGAGACATTCAGCTTGTCGCCGGTGCTCATAAATTGTAATCTGTTCGCTGTCGCCATGATCCCGGCGCCCGCCGCGCGCTCGCGCGCTGTGAAAAGCATCTTTGTCAGGACGTCCGAAAGCTGGATCGCGAAGGGCTCGACCGCTCCCTCGTAGAAGGCCGCCCAGGCGTCGCCATAGGCCTTATTTGTCAGGATTTCCTCGTTGACGCCGAAGTAGTCGAAGACGTTCTGCCGGATCACCTTCATCTGATCGGCGTCGGCGACCCAGGGCTTCGTCTCGATCTGCTTTATGTCGTCGTAGGTATTGGGGAACAGCAGCAGCCCGGTCGCGTCGGAGTCGCGTGAAAAATTGTTTTCCGTGAAACGTTTCCGCTCCCGCGAAAGCTCGGTCGCGTTCGAGAAGTTCTTGACGCGCGCCATGAATTTATAGGACGCAGCGGACTTCATGCCCTCCTCGATCCCCTGGTTGATCATGTGGATCAGCTGCATCGTCGGCGCGAGCGCCGCGTTGCTGTCGCCGAGCAGATCGTTGGAATACTGAAATTTTGTCAGGATCCCGACCTGCGAAAGCTCGATCGCGGCCCATTCGCCCCAGCCGAAGCGGTAGCGCACGAAGGGCGTCCCCTGATATTCGACAAATTCGCAATGCTCAGGCAGCGGCGCATAGATCCCGATCGTGTCGCCGTAGTCGTCGAGCACCGGCGTAATGAAAGCGCTGTTCGTCACGTCGAGAATCGTCGAAAGACGGTAAAGGAATTGGCCCCACGTTTGGAAGCTGTTCGGCGCCTGGCGCAGCCGGGTCTGGAGCGTCGGCCGCGCGCTGCCCCGGATCGTCACAGAGAGCTTGGAGACGTGCGTCGCCCTGGCGTGGATCGCCGCACGGATCAGCTCGGACTCATAGAGCCCGCCCTGCCAGCGGCTCCAGCGCGGCTCGTACCCGTTCAGCAGCCGGAAGCGAGCGCCGGATCCTTCCGGCCGCCGTGCGAACATCTTATAAAGCTGATCGAAAAGCCCCACGCGTTTCACCTCGCGTTTCGTAGTTGATCGCCGACCTCGCCGGCGTACTTGTCGCGCATCGTCAGCGCGTCCAGCAGCGCGGCCATGCCGTCGATGTGCTCGGTCGCGGCGATCTTAACGATCCGCCCGCGGCCCCGCTCGTTATTCATCTTCACCGCCGTGTTGAGCAGGTGGATTTTAAGAAGGTCATTGTCGCCGATGTTGATCTGGCCGTCGAGGATCAGCCCGTAGGCCTGCTGGATGATCGGCCACAGGTTGTCGGCCTGGATGACGTCGTCGGTATGAAATCCGAAGGCGTTGAGCGCCTGGACAAGCTCGTGCGCGCTGTAGCGGTCATAGCCGACCTTCAGCGGATAGATCTCATAGCGATTGACCAGCTCGACAAGGTCGTTATAGACGTCGGTGTATTCCACATGATTCTCGCCGGAGAGCTTCAGGATCCCGCGCGCTTCATAGAGCCGATACGGCACGCCATCGCGCGCGGTCGCTTCCTCAAGCCGCGCGGCCGGCATATAAAAGCGCGCCCACACATTCAGCTTGCCGTTGCGCTCGATGACCACGACCAGCGCGGTCAGATCCACGGCCTGGGAGAGATCGACGCCGGCGACGCAGTAGCAATCGCGGAAATCTTCGAGCCGGACCGGATCCCCGCAGCACGCTTCGACCGCGGTGGCGGGCAGCCACGCCGTCGAGGCGTTCTGCTTGATGTTGCAATACTTGGTTAAAAATTCGCCCTTCTTCGAAAGGCTTCCTTCGGCGACCGCGATCTCCTCGAGCATGTAGTCGACGGAGACGGAGACGCCCAGGTTCGGATTGCTTTTCCGGAGCTCATTGATGTCGTTCCACTTCTCGACGTCGTCGATCATGTAAAGAAATGGCAGCAGCCGCCGCTCTTTGGAGTCGCCTTGCAGCCATTTCGTCGACCGCTTGATCAGCTCGTCATAGATCGAGTCCGAGATGTAGCCGGAGGTCGAGATCGAGAAGATCATCGGCTGCCGGCGCGCGCCGAGCGCGGACTTCAAAACCTCGTATTGCCGGAGGCCCTGTTCGCCCGGCCAGGCCGCGATCTCATCGCAGACGACGCCGAGCGGATTCAGGCCGTCGCTCTTTTTGGCGTTGAAGGCGATCGTCTTGACGGAGCTGTTTGAGCCTTCGACGTAGATGTCGGACTTGCGGTGCTTCGTGATCTCCGCGAGGCCAGGCTCCAGCTGGACCGTCTGCCAAAAAGCGTTGTAGACGATCGCCGCCTGGTCGAGCTTCGGCGCGACACAGAAGACCTTTGCGCCATACTCGCCGTCGTTGTAGATCAGCGCCGCGATGATGCTGGAAGCCAAAAGGCTCTTGCCGTTCTTACGGGAGACGATCGTCACGATCTCCCGGAATTGCCGGTTGCCCTTATCGTCGACCAGACCGAAGATGCAGCTGATCATCGCCTTCTGCCAGAGCTCCAGTTTCAAAAGCCCCGGCGCGAGGTCGCCCTCGCTGTGGTGGCAGTGAGTCTCGATGAAGTCGATCGCCGAATTCGCCTTCTTGATGTCGAAGAAAAATTCTTTTGCGGCCAGCCCCTCGATCACGCGCTCGTAAACGCGCCGGACCCAGCTGCCGACGGTGATGCTGCCGTCGGTGATCGCCTGATAATAGTCCAGGATGTAATCCCGCAGCGGCAGCTTTTTCTTTCTCGGCATAGACCCTCCCAGCTCCGGCCGATTTCCGGCTATTCGTCAATAATCGCCATAGGTCGGCGCAGGTGCGAGGAAAAATGTCCTCCATCACACGGTATAGAGAGCGCCGCGCGCGATTTTCAACAAGGGGGGGCTATCTGATCGCGACCGCCCGGCCCTCGGCGTCGATTTTCCACCGCCGCCGCGTCAGCTCGTGCTCGGCCGCGTGACATTCACGGCAGAGCAACTCGAGGTTGTCAAAATTCAGCGCGACCGCCGGATCGTCGACCGTCTCCGGCGTCAGGTGCGCCTTGTGGTGCACGATCTCGCCCGGCACGATCTGCCCGGCCTTCAGGCAGCGCTCGCATAGCCCGCCGACGCTTTGCTTATAAGCCTCGCGGCATTTGACCCACGCCGCCGACGTGTAGAGTTTTTTTGCCCATGGTTTCATAAATTCAGCGTAAAATAAAAAAAGCGCTGACTCCATAACAGAATCA